GTCTGAAGCACTAATCCTGTAGCCATATTATTCCGTGTAATTTGCATCTATCTGGATACTTAAATCCGATGCTATTTTAATTTCATTCACTTTCATACCGTCAAGCGTGAACTCTGTTCTTATTTCCCTTGCCAAATTGCTTGGGTCGCTATCTTCTAAATATCTTCGAGCTCCAACACCACGCATTGGCACTTCTTTAAATTCGGCTTTATCGCTTAGGATCAAAATTTTTTGATGTTGCGAAGTGCTTTCGTTCACTACAAAATCGCCATCAATAATTTGCACGTCCATATCTTCATCGAGTAATATATCTTTTGGCATATTATGTTATGTTACCGGTTCCGCTACCAGTGTGACTAGTCGCGGTTCCTGTTGTTGCTACAGTTACATTTACGGTCCCCGATTTTACAAAAGCTTCAACTGCATCTGAAACACCAGTCGCTAATCGTTCAATAGATTGATTAGCGTTTTCCTCTTCGTCTTGCTCAGCCGTAAACAGTGCAATGAGCGCCGTTTTTAAATTTGCTTTGTTTAAACTCATTTTAAAAGGGTTTTAAACTTTGTTCTTAAATCTTCAAACTCTATTTTGTTTACCAGTTTGATCGTTGGTCCTGTATTGGTTGTAAAAACCATTTTGCCAATAGCTTCAAATAGCCCGTCAATCAAATTTGCTAGGTTTTCACCACCTGCCGAAATTTGCACTTTATCTGTAAGCTCCACAATCGTGTCACCAACATAATAGCCAACCTTTTCAATTTCATCGGCTGCAATTACCATCCAATCGTCATCGTCTTCAACCCGAACCGCCAACACATAACTCCCCACTTTTGGCACCAGGATAAAACTTTTTTTACCCGTGAGAACCGGGCGAAGTCGAACGTCAAAAATCTCTTGGCCATCTTCGTCAATTAGCACACAAGTGGCTTTATTTTCATCAACAGACTTTACCTTAGCGATGTTACTAACAGCGGGACCGTCATCTTTGGCCATCTTTCGCAAAGCCTCGCGTAATTGTTCCGGTGTCGCCATTTTAATTGCTTGTTAAAAATCCTAATTGTATCGTTTGTCGACCGCCTCTTGTACCAAATTCGCCCGAAACGCTTTCGATAAAGAAACTACCTGACTTCTCAGGATATTTAAACCCATCAATTTGGGCAATATCGCCTTTGTTTACAGCTGGCTCTAAAAAAGCAGTTATATTTCCCTCGTAGCCGTTATAGTTGCTTTTAGTCTGCAAGCGGTTGGCTATTTGCTTTAATAAATCAGCAGGAATGCCCGCTTTTATTTTTAATAGTTGCTCGTTGCTGTATTTTTGCACATCGCTTTTGCTTCTTTTCACTTCGCCCTTGCTGTCTTTTTCTTGAATCACAACACGAACGTTCTTGTCAACTAATCGCTTCTTAAAATCATCTTCTTTGACTGTATTCCAACCGAGTTTGAATTTTACCGTTTTACCTTTCGAACCAAAAAGCGTCCCTACATACAATTCATTAAAATTGAAATAAACAGCCAAACGAACCTCTTTTTTTAACCATTCTAAAACTTGTATTCCGGTGGCGTTTTTAAAGCGTACATTCGTTAAAGGAATGTTTGGCATGTCAGCTGACAATACAATCTCAGTTCCAGCGCACAAATCAGTTAATAACTGCTTAACGGTTACGGCCGAATAGCTTTTGTTGAAAATCACATCATACAATAAGTAGCTGTAGCCTTCGCATTCTATCTGCACCGGAATAGCCATATTGACTCTTTTTATAAATCCTTCAAAGCGTTTGGTGTTGTTACCATCGTAACCCAATGAGATACTTATTTTGTCATTTTCCTTAAAAACATACTCCTTGCGCTCGTTTGGTTCTTGGCCGTCTTGCGTTACTGTCTTTTCCGTTTTTAGATAAGTGATACGAGGTAAATCAATCGTACAGGTGTCTGTAAAACTGTTTACATCTGTTTTCCAAGTGACCTTTGACGGCTTCACTTTCGTGTACTCTCCAATCGTGATGTCGCTTGTTAAATAAAACATACTCTTACTACTTTATTATCAAATCTTCAATGTAATCCGTCTCTACAATCATACTAAACGGACGTATCCAAGTCGCTTTTCCTTGCACCTCCGGAAAGTCTAAAGCACTTACTGCCACTCGACAACTTTCGTCTAGGAATATCTCAGGATAACCACCATGCAACTCGATAGGCTCTGTCGTTTCAAACCAATCTTTCAATTGTAATATTTGATCTTCAGGAACTATCCTGTTTTTACCGATCAAAAACCCTTTGATCATAAAGCGGTAGTCATCAATAGCAAAACACTCCTTTACCTTTCCTTTTCGTTCACTTACTGGTGTGCGTATGATTTCTTTCATCATGTTTACGCCCACAGTACAAGCTTCAATTTCGATAAGCTTAGTGCCTTGTTTCCATAGTTCGATAGGAAACCAAATGTCTTGACCGTAAGCCCCAATTTTATTAAAAGCAATATTCTTACTCGAGTAATCAATAGAGCCTTTTGGTCTTGGATTCTCAGCGTTAAGAGAGTAACCGCCATCTAGTGGCTTTGGTTTACTTTCATCGTTTGAAATGAAGTAAGGCGTATTATTAAAATAGGTTTTGTATAATTTTAATAAATCAAATGTGTTGTTTAAAGCCATCTTAAACTAATTTTGAACCGTTATACAATACTCTAGCCAACGCCTCCATTACTATGTTTTCTAACTCTTGAGCCGACTCTTTGCCGTTCATGGTCGTGAACTGGATGTTATCAAAAAACTTACCTACGTGAATGTTGACTACTTTAGGACCAGCACCCGAAACCGTTTCGCCTGCTGTTTTTCCTGAGGCGTTGTTGCTTGCCATCATTGCACCGCCTGTGCCGATAGGCGAACCACTTGGATCGTTATTTTTTGGCTTTGGAGCGATGACCGTTTTGGTAGATTTTACCTCAATGTCCTTTGTTCCTTTTATCCATTTATAAGCACGATCTAACGCCTCTAAAATGGGTTTGAAAACGTTGTCCCAAGCCCATGAAACCAAATCGATCACACTACTAAACAGCGTAAAGTAAAAGGTCAATATCCCGCCAATAAATGAGAATATGTCTTTTAATATTTCGCTCTTTTGAATGAATTCAATCATAGATTTTACAATATTCCAAACCTTGGTAGCCATTGGAACCACGATTGCCCATATACCCGAAAAAACCTCTTGAACTCTCTCAATCCATCCTTGCCACTCGCTCGTACCATTAACAATGTCTTTAACATAATCGACCGCGCGGCCAATACCAGTAGAAAAAGCATCGATGTACGGTTGTGCTTGTGCAATCATAGGTCCTATACTTCCAGCAAATTGTATCGCCATGTCTAAAAGCTTCGTGATAACTGGTGAAAAAGCGTCTCCTAAATCAGAGGCGGCATTTCCTGCCAAATCTTTAACCGTTGACCATTTACCTGCTCTAGTTTGGCTTTGTGCCGCGAGAGCTCCTTCATAAATACCACCCTTTGCGTTAGCCATCGCTAACGATTCCGATAATTGCTCATAAGTAATATCCATTTCTTTTACTTGAGCAATACTTTTACCAGTAGAGCGCGCTAACATTTCATAGATATTAATACCAGCTATTCCAAACTGGCGAATATCAATTGATGTCGCCTTACCAATAGATTTGATTTGTTGCATATTTACCGCCATTCGCTCAAGTTCAGGGTTCCCACCTCCAACTGCTGAAACCGCATTAGCTAAATTCATAGCGTCAGCCCTAGACTTTTCAGCAGATAAACCAGTACTTATTAAAGCTCTGTTTACTGTCAGTAAGGTAGCGGTGTCAAACGGTGTTACATCGGCATCTTTTCGAATATTACGATAGGCTTCAGTAGCTCCTTGTTTTCCTAAAAAGGTGGTCAATCCTGTAATCGCTTGCTCTTTTTGCATACTGCGAGAAATCATCTTACTAATTCCACCAGTAACGGCGCCAACAACCATAGTTGCGCCTCGACTCGCTAAGTTCCCAATCATAGAACCTACAGCAACGCCACCTATACCAATACCACTGGAACTGGAACTACCGCCGCTAACGTTACCCGCATGATTTGCAGATTGTCGTTGTAACATGGCTAATTCACGTCGAGCCGCCGCTATTTGGCTTGGTATTGTGCTACGGCTAATGGTGTTTTCGACCTCTCGTATGCGGTTTTGAATTTCACTAAAACTCATGGCCAAAATGCGGTTTCTGCCCGTCATTCTATCAGCCTGTTGGCTCATTCTACTAAATGCAGATTGTGAGGTCGAACTCACTCTCGTGATATTCGAACTCATCATATCTTTCATTCGTAAAACAAACTCAATTGTGTTATTCATTTTAGTTTTTTTCTTGCTTGGATAATTCTAAAGCTATTCCGGTACGATAAAAAAAGAGTTCGTCACCCCATTCTTTTAAGGCTGTTGATCCAAATTTCATGGCTCCAAAAACAATCAAGTAGTCAATGCCTGCTTTTTGGTTCTGGCAATCCTTGATGCCTCGATCACTAAAAGCGAAAGTAGTCCGCTTTTTTCCCCTCCAAGATGTTGTTGATTTGAAGGAATACGGCGATAAACTTGTCTTCGTCTTCGATCAATGGGTGATCGCCTTCAATCCATAATTGCTGCATGATAAAGGCAACGGCCTTACTCATTCCGTTGGTGCCAATTGCGGTCATGTAATCGCCTAAATCGTCTGCGGTTGGCGGTCTTAAAACTGCCATATCGCTATCGACTTTCAAACAAACCAGTTCACGACCTCCGTGCTCTTGTTTCCACTTATCCAATTGCTCTTGACCAAAACGGGCAATAAATGCCGCTTTTGCGTCTGAAGTGTCTGCTGTTGGTTTTGCCTTTTCTGCTTCTTTGGCGATTCGGTTAGCGAATAATGCGTTTAAATCACCTGCGGGTTTTTCGTTTGTTTTCATTTTGTTGTCTTTGTTAATTAGATTTTATCTTCACCCAGAAACCCCCTACTAGAGGGGGCAAGGGCATTATATTTACGGTAATATCACATTCATGGCCAAGTAGGGCAAAGTGATCTCACGGTGTTTGGCATTTTGTTCTAAATCGACACCTGCTTCGGTAAAAGCTACACCTGAAGCGATGTATGTTTTTACAGGGTCAATAGCACGCTTTTTGTAAGCGCAGGTGATCACAATCGCCTCGTGTGGCACATCAGTAATGTCGTCAAAGCCTGCATCACGTGCCGCTTTGTTCATGGCATCAGCCTCAAAGCCTAAAACCTTGATACTTCCTGAGTTCTTCTTGTTCCCGTTTTGGATGTCGATAGCATCGTCACCAGCACCGTACAAGTGTTCTTTTTCGACTTCTTTTTTGAAGCCAAAGCCACGCAATCCTTTGATCGTACGCCCTAAGATTTTAACTTCAAAGCGTGCCCATGCACACTCATCTGACGTTATGTTTACATTTTGAGCCATAGCTTATATGTTAGAGGTTAAGCCAATTTTTACTACTAACCAGGTTAAGTAGCCCAATGGCAATATTTTTACTTCAATTTCTCCTGTGCTCGTGTTCACGATGTCCACATTGGTTGGAACGCTCACATCAACAGCACTTATTTGTCCCGCCATTTGCGAAAGCAGTTGTTGACTGATCTCGTTCTCCAAATGCTTTGCATCAGTATCGTTGATAGAACCGTTATCGTTTACACGCACCGTTGTTTCCAATAATGGCGTAGCTGTTGCCACCGCCACACGTTGTGCTTTGTCAACTAAACGACCGTTTACCAAGATTCTAAAGTCATCATTGGATGCCATGTTATCACGTGCAAAATAATATCCAGCCACACCATCACGGCGGTGCATAATGATATACCCAGCATTGGCAAACACATCTAACTCTTCAGGATAAAAGTCCTCGAGCGGTTTGTCGCCAATAAAAGCTTGATCAATAGACAAGGCACCGTTTTGACCGTTACCCAATTTTACATGTGAACCATACTTTACTGATCTGGCCAATGCCAAGGCAACAGCTCCAGAACCATCGTTTAGGTTGCTCCCTAAAACGATACCTGCATAACCGTTTTCGGCTGTATTAGGCAGGAACAAAGTAGCAGTTAAATCAGCAACACGTCCCTCAATCAGGATGCGCACAGGCTTATTGATTGACTGTTGGTATTGCGCTAACGTTTTTGAGGCTGTTAAAGCTGTTTTGACGTCTTCGTCTAAAAACTGACCCACAGTAGGCGTGTATAACACGTTTGGTTGGCGAACTAAGCCCACAACCGTGATAGTTCCTTGAGCGGCAAGCAATAGTTTTTTCAAACCGTTGCCATTGGTAGCCGTTGCCATTTGAGTCAAAGTCATAGTGTCCTCGACACCCAAGATTGTCAAGGCTTGATTGCCTCCCAATTCCTGATAAAACAATTGAATTGCTTTGTTCAAACATGGCTCACCTACTACGGTGTAGCCTTTCGCCACAGCGTCATCGTAATTAAAAACCGTTACGATTTGCCCAATTTTTGAGACCGAAGTCCCTACGAGTCCTGCCACACCGTCCAATACTTGGACTTGACGTTGCAGGTTGCCATTGGTAACAACTACGTTTACCTTTGGCGTTCCAGTTCCTTGTGCCATTATGCTTGTGGTGCTAAGTTTGCTTTTGCTACTTCAAGAGCGGCAAAAATGTCAACCTTTTTATTTGAAACTGTCTCCAACTTCAAATCCTGAGCTAATTTTTTAGCATCTTCATAAGAAGTCGTTTCAGGATTGAATTCGTTCAAATTCATTTTATTCAACATTGAAGAAACTAATTCATCTGTTGAAGGCAGGTTTTTACCTTCAGTTTCCTCGTCTGTTCCCGTTTCTTCCGTTTCATCTACAACTTCGATGTTTTCGACTGCCTTTGAATCTCTCTTAAAAGATTCGACTTTGTTATCTTTTAACGTATTGGCAAAGCCCGAAGCCGAACCAATAGAATGAAATACACGACCATCTGCGGTAATGTGACATTCGTTGCTTTCCTTGTGTCTTGCGAAGTAATCCGCTGCTTTATCTTTTGACATTTTAAATAGGTTTTAAATGGTTTTTAAATTCGATTTTTGAAGGCAAATCCTAGTCCGAGTAATGCCAGGATAAACAGGAATATTCGCCCGAGAATGATTTGTGTTTTTTGCCACCCTGATAAATCGGCGGGCACTGGATAAGGCACTCTTTCAATGGTAGACTTATTTTCTTTTGTATAAACGTCCTTCCATTGTGCGAATAGCTTTTGCGCTTCAGCGGTACAATCAATGCTTAGTATATTATCTTTTAAGTTGACCTTTGGAGGTTGTAAATAGTTGCCTTTTTTGATGGTTGGCTTTTTACTAATAACGGGTTTGCCGTTTACACATTCGATGTAGGCCCTATAAAAACTACTGTCTTTTTGGACTTCGAAAACAGTGTCACGTACTACCGTGGTCACATTTGTTGTTGTAGTGGTTTCTTTGGTTGTTGGTGGAACAACACTAGAACTTTTGCAAGAACTAAGTGTTGTAACCAACAAACAAAACAAAAAAAGTACAGACAACAGATTTTTGAGGTTGATGTTTTTCATATTG